ATCTACACCATGAACCCGATCTGGTTCACGCTCGCCATGAGCGCCGGCACGATCCTCTTTCCGACGCAGCTGCCATCGGGTCCGCGCCTCACCGATACGCGCACCACGACCTCATCGGTTGGCGGACCTGTACCGATTGCGTTTGGTACCTGCGCAGTGGCCGGCACCGTGATCTGGCTCGCGCCTTTTGTTGAGCACAAGAGCGAACAAGGCGGCAAGGGCGGACCCCAGCAGCTGCAGTACAACTACACGCAGTCGATCGCGATCGCGCTGTGCGAGCGCGTCGATGACTTCGCGCCCGACGATGAGGGAGCCATCGGCGGGATCAGCCGCATCTGGGAAAACGGCACGATTGTGTACGACATCCGGCCGCAGCAGCTGGCGAGCTCCACCGGCGCGCTCGATCGGCTCGCAGAAACCGATCAGCAGTACCAGAACCGCCTGACCGCGAGCGCGGCCTATGCAGAGACGTTCACGCTGTACCTCGGCGATGAGCTGCAGCTGGCGGATCCGACCATCGAAGCGGTGGAGGGCGCAGGCAACGTGCCGGCGTTTCGCGCCCTCGCCTACATCGTGTATCCGAATCGCAATCTGCAGCTGGCGCAAGGCCAGCGGCATCCTAATTTCCAGTTCGAGGTCTACCCGTGGCCACCGAACGGCGAAGGTGCTCCAGCGGTCTCGCCAATCGTTCCTGCGCTATTGCTGAATTTCAACGGCTCCAACGGTTCGACCGTCTTCACGGATTCCTCGCCGGCACACCACATCGTGACAGCGCTAGGCGATGCACACCTGGACACAACGAGCCCGCTGCCGGGGCACACGGCGGCGTTGCGCACGAACTTTTTCGACAGCAACGAGCAGTGCGCGAGTATCGCGGTCACACCGGGCGGTCCACTGGATCTCTCGACGAGCGATGATTTCACGCTGCAGTTCTGGCTCGATTTTGATCTCCCGCCATCGGCCGGCGGGACACCCGTGTTGGCCTCGTGGTATGCCGGCGGCGACGGCTGGTACATGCGCTTCATCCAAACCTTCGGCGTTGCTGGCTACTTTGAATTTAAGACGCTGCACGCTGGCGCTGACACCTGGCAACAAGGCAGCAGCGGTGGTGCAGGAATCACCCTGAATCAATACACGCTCGTCGAGGTCGTGTGCCAAGGCGGCGTCATGGGTCTGTTTGTGGACGGCGTAGCGGGGAAGACGGCTAACGGAGCCCCACCGCACGCGGTGACGATCTTGCCGCCGGCGCCGGGGACGAAGCTGCAAATCGGCAGCAACCAAGCATGGGTAGCCCAGCCCATTCACGGCTTCTACGGTAAAGTGGCCATCACGCGCGCGGCGCTGCACACGCCGGGCGTCGATTACGGCGGAGGGCCGCCGCCTCCCTTCGTCGGCACTGTAACGCTAGGCCAGATCATCGGGCGCATCTGCAAACGCTCAGGCCTAACAGCGATCGACGTCACCGACATGGATGCGATCAGCATCAACGGCTACGCGATCGCGACCGTGTGCTCGGGCTCGGCGATCCTCACTCCCTTGCGCTCGGTGGGATTTTTCGATGCGGTCGAGACCGAAGCGGTCTTGAAGTTCCTGGCGCGTGGCAAGCCGATCGTCGCGACCTTCACCACCGATGACTTCGGCGCCTACGATGAGACGCAGACGAGCGATCCTTCCAAGTGTCCGCCGTCAGTCACCACGTCGCGACAGCAGGATGTGGAACTGCCGCTGCAGATCCGCTTGCACTACATGGCGACCTCGCGCGACTACCAGGACGCCGAGCAGGATTCCGAATTTCGCTTGAGCACGAAGGCGACCAACCCAGTCGATGTGTCACTGCCGCTCTGTCTCGATGACACCCAGGCGCTGCAGTGTGCAAATGTGCTGTGGGCAGCGGCCTGGGCGTCGCGCAGCTCCCACACGCTCTCCGTCGATCAGGCGTGGCTCAATCTTGACCTGGCCGACTGCATCGGCGTGCCGATCGATGGGGTGATCCAGCGCCTGCGCATCGTCAGCGATACGCTGGCCTCTGGAGTCTTGCGCAAATTATCCTGCGTACGCGATGACGGCGGCGCTTACATTTCCTTCGCAGTGGCGGCTCAACCGGCGCGGCCGCCATCGGCGCTCTCTTTCGTCGCACCCGCCTCGTTTGAACTGCTCGACCTGCCGTGCCTGCAGGACGCCGATTCCGATCCGGGTTTCTATGTCGCCGCGCAACGACTGAATGGCGTCGGCGCCTGGAAAGGCGCGAGCATCTACAAGTCGATCGACGGCGGATCCACCTATACGTTGGTGTCCACCGTGATCACAGAGGCAGCCCTGGGGACCTTGGGCTCTGCCGTTGCACCGTCGCAGGCCTTCACCTGGGACACCACCACGCTGATCGATGTCACGGTCGCCTCGAATGCGATCACCTTCGAGGGCCGGAGTGATGCGGCCGTGCTCGCCGGCGCGAACGCGGCCGCGATGGGTGCTGACGGTCGTTGGGAAATCGTGCAGTTCGCGATCGCCACGCAGATCGATCCCACCCACTGGCAGCTCTCGAGGTTGCTGCGCGGCCGCCGCGGCACCGAGCACGTGATGGGCACGAGCCAGGTCGGCGATACCTTCGTGCTGGTGTCCGGTGGGGATCTCGCGAGAATCGTATTGCAATCTACCGAGATTGGCGCGCTGCGCGATTACCAGGTCGCCGCCATAGGCCTGCCGATCTCGAGCGCGGTGACGCAGGCCTTCACCGGCCACGGCCAGGCCCTGGTCTGTTTCTCGCCGGTCGATGCCATCGCGGACCTGCAGAGCGACGGCGATATATTGATCAGCTGGATCCGCCGTTCGCGCTTAGGCCGCACGCTCATGTCGGGCGTCGATATTCCCTTGGGCGAAGCGACTGAATCGTTCTCGGTTGACATTCTCGAGGCGGCGAGCCCGCACACCGTGCTGCGCACGCTAGCAAGTTCGACGGTCTCGGTGCTGTACACGCACGCGATGCAAGAAACCGATTTTGGGTCCCCGCTGCCGGCGACGCTCGATGTCGCGATCTACCAACTCTCGGCCATCACAGGGCGCGGCACGCCGCTGCTCGTGACACTGACGATCACGTAAGGAAATATCATGGCAGGCACCACAACGAACCTAGATCTGCAGCTGCTCGACCCGTCGCAGTCGCAGCCTGAAGTGCCCATCAATGACGCCTTCAACAAGATCGACGCCGCCGTGCACGCTGCAGCAGCTGCACCAGTGATTTTGCAGCTCATGTGTTCGGACCTCGTCACAGCGCTCGCTGTCGCAGCCTCGGTGGCCTACGCGCGCTCACCACACGCGTTCACGCTGACCGCGGTGCGCGCCTCAGTCCTCGTGGCCTCGAGCTCGGGCCTGCCTACGGTCGACATCAAGAAAAACGGCGTGACCGTGCTCTCCACGTCTCTGTCGATCGATTCAGGCGCCAATACCAGCGTAGGCGCGGCGACCCCGGCGGTCATCTCAGTGCCGGCGATCGCAGACGATGACCTGCTCACGGTCGATATCACTGGCGCAGGCACGGGCACCAAAGGGCTCATAGTCACGCTAATCGGGCACGTCTGATGATCATCAATCCCTATGCGCTCGCGGTGAGCGGCGGCGGCGGCGGGGGCGATCCGTACTTTGCGGATGTCGGACTGCTCGTGCATTGCGGCTCGTCGCTCGTCGACTCGTCGAGCCATGCTCTGCCTGTCACAGTGAACGGCACGCCGTTTCTCAATTCGACAGACCAGGCGGTCGGCGCCGACTGCTCGGACATGGCGAACGTCGCCGGCGGCACAGCTGCGGGCAGTTATCTTACGGTGGCGGCTGCGCCTGGCGGCCCGATCGATATGAGTGCTGGCGATTACACCGCAGAGGCTTTCGTATTTCTGCGAGCGCCAGGCAATGTCCCTTTTTGCACCACCTATCTAGATCACATGATGATTTTAAACAACTCGGTATACGGTGAAGGCGGATCCGGGACGGTTGCCACGATCCCGTTCAGTCAGTGGAATCACCTGGCCTTCGTCATGCATGCGAACGCCTACACCCTGTACGTCAATGGCGTGCAGCAGTTCACGCCGAACCCGGTCACGCGGCAGACCTGGGCCGCGGAGACGTGGTACCTGGGCGGCTACCAATTCGGCGCGGGCTTAAATGGCATGGCGCAGGAGTGGCGCCTCACAAAAGGCGTCGCGCGATATCTGGCGAACTTCACACCGCCGACGGCGCCGTTCCCGGATCACTAGGCGCTTCGCGACGCAGGTCCAGCGCAGCTAAAAGAAACTGAGACGGGTGTCAGCGCTCACTCGACGGCGCCAATTGGGTCATCGGAGTTCCGCGTCACGAAGCTTAAAACTTAGAAAGGTTCCGCGACGCTGATCAACGAACGGCCTTGAGGTCTCGCGCAGAGTGCGGCGCACGTCCCACTCTGTCCCACTTACCGGAGCCGCTTACCTGATGCTTATCTCCAATATCATCGCTGGCGTGTCCGCCATCGCGGCCTTCGCGTTGTTCTTTTGGGATTTCCGATGAACCCGAACATCGCCGCGTTCCAGTCGGTGATCGCGCACAGCGAGGGCGTGGACAGGTGCGCCGATCAGTACCGGGTCTGCTACGCCTTCAAGCACACGATCGCCGATTTGTCGTTTCATCCAACCGAGCCGCGGCCGCCCAATGGCGCGATCGAGTGGGCTGGCGAGCCGCTCGCGAACTTAGGAGCTCAGTACCTGCACGAGCACAGCTCGGCGGCCGGGCGCTACCAGATGACCGTGCACACCTGGCTCGCGTGCAAGGAAGCGCTCTCGCTTAAAGTGTTCGACGCGGCCGCGCAAAACGATGCCTGCGTGCTGCTGATCAAGCAGAAGGGCGCGCTCAATGACGTGTTCGCAGGCCGGATCCAGGATGCGATTTTCAAATGTCGTGATCTGTGGGCATCTTTCCCGGCGAGCACCAGCGGGCAACCGAAGCGCGCGCTCGTCGACCTGGTCGCTCGCTTCACGGCCGCTGGCGGCGTGCTGCTCGCAGCATGAACGCGAAGATCAAAGCGGCTTTCGGTTGGTGCTGGTCGCATCGCACGAAGGCGATCGGCGGCGCCGGAATGGCGGCCGCGTATGCGTACGAGAATCAGGACAAGCTGGGTCTGTTCATTCCGGCGAGCAGCATGGCGCACACGATGCTCGCCATCGGAATCGTCACCTTCGTGGTCGGTTTGTACAACACGTTTTTCGCCAAGGCTCAGGATCCGGTCTGATGGTGAAGCTCGCACGCTATCCGACGAGTGAGGAAATGCAGCGGCTGCGCGCGCGCTGGGAGCGTGAGGACGCAGAAGAAATTCCGTTGCAGCCCTTCGACACGACGTTGACCAGCGGCATCAATGACACCGTTCAGCACCTGCGCAGCTTAGCCCCAGATCGGCGCGCGAGCGTGGAGTCGAATCAGCTGCGCTTCGATGCCATCGAGCAGCTGACCAAAGAGGCGCGCTTCATGCGCGACGCGCTCGCCGGGATCGTTACGACGTTGAATCACAAGGCCTCAAAGCGCGCAGTGTCAAGGGAGCTGGCCGCCTATACGGCCAAGTTCGACAAGCGGGTCGATAACATTTTCAAACTGGTTGGGGTGATCGGGGCTATTGTAGGCGCCCTGATCGCCATCAAGGGCCGTTGAGCAATGACCTACCGGGCTGAATGGAATCTCTTTTTCGCTGTCTTGGGCTGCCTCCTAACAATCGTCGTGATCGCGCTGCTGCTGCGGCAAAAGCATCGCCACGATAGCCACCTGCAGGGGGACATCGGGCCGCTCACCGATTCGATCGACAGCGTCAATAAAGACGCTGCTGCGAATCAGAAGGCGACCCTCGACTCGATCAACACCAATCGCGTCGAGGCGCGCACCGCGGCCGAAGGGATTCGCGGTCAGCTGGAGGTCGACCATCACTCCGTGGACCTGGATCTTGAGCGCAGCAATTTATCGCTCAACTGGATCAAAGCGACGATCCAGCGGTGGTTCTCGACGCCGCCGAAAGATCCGCCGGATAATCCGGGGACGCCGCATTGATCGAAACCACGCTCGAAAAGTATTTGATCATTGCCGTCGGCGCGCTGCTGGCCACCGGCGCCTTCGCGGGCTGGTGGGCGCTGCACAATCGGCACGAGCAAAATCTAGGCGCCGTCGCGTGCCTGCAGGCGACCACGATCCCCAAGGCGGCCGCGATCGCCGAAGCCAAAACAACCGAAGCCGCGCAAGCGGTGGATATCAACGCCGTGGTGAAGGGCTATGAAACGAAAGTACTTTCCATGTCTCACTCTAACGATGATCTGGCTGGCCGGTTGTCAGCCGCACTACGTCAAAGTCGACTGCCCGATCCCGGATCCGCTGCCTGCGCAAACGCTCCCGACCCAGGACTATCCAAAGGCGAAAGCGAAGCTGCAGGCCGACTTGCCCGAATCCGCGCCGACATCGCCGCCGTCCTCACCGCCTGCGACGCCAACCAGGTAAAGACCGAGGATGCGGCCGCGATCTACAACGGCGTCCGGACGCGCGCCCTGGCGGCCGCCAAATGACGGAGCGCGACGATATCGAAATGGCCTTCATGCGGATCCTCTCGACGAACGGCCTGATCTTAAGCGGCGCGATATCGCCAGAGGATCGGCGCGAGCGGATCCGCGTCACGATCATGCAGCGGGGCATCAAGGATAAGCCGTTCGATGCGCAGCTGACCTACGGGCAGGCCTTCGAGCGCTGCTACCAGCGAGCGGTTGAGATGCGCCGCGTGCAGCGCGCTGATCCAGCGCCGCAGCCGATGGTGGTCAAGCGAGGTCCCGGCGATGATGACGGTGACGAGGAAGACGACGAGGGCTTAGAAGCGATCGAACACTGCGGCGTAGTGAGTCATGCAGTCCCCGTGCCCGCAGTAATACCCCGTCCAGTGGGCGAGCTCGTACTTCCGAGCAGACGCAAGGCGTTTTAGATTCCAGCGGGCCACGGCGAGATATTCGCCGTACATCGCCGAGTTCCCGAACTGCCTGACCGCAGGGCCCAACGTCTCGACATCCCACCCGCCGGTGATTTTCAGCTTCATCCGCACGCCGTCGTTGATGGCGAAGCCGATGCGCTCAGGCCACGGCCGCTCGGATTCGAACCAGGCCTCGAGCACCGGCCAGGGCTCACCGTAAGGATCGACGTCAATCAGATTGATCGGTAGATGGCCGCCGGCGCCGGCCGCCAACGATGTGATGCAGTTCGACTCGAACACGCTCCACGTCGGGCGCTGGATCGCGAGCAGTTCAGCCTTTGCGGGTTTTTCGTCGAACGCCACGCCCTGGGCGATCTCGCTGTACACCTTTTTCCACACCTGGCCCGTTCCCGCGTGCGTCTCCAGCACTATCGGCTTTGGGATGTGTTTCAAGAGGCTCAAGCGTAACGCCGCCTTTTGGTTCAGCGTCGTGTTGTCCTTTTTCATTGCCATCCTTCTTGACGAACAGGTAGACCCTGCAGATATCGAGCAGCGCTTCACCGCGCGACAGCGCGCCGCTCGCGGCCAGCGCGCGTTCCACCAGGTTGATATCGGCGACAGCGATCACGGCCTTCACTACGGGCGCGCCTTTGGTCAAGAGACCTTCCGGATTCTTGGAGGCGGCCGAAAGCGTGGAGCCTTCCGCCTGCTCGCGCAGCTCGTCGAACATGGCATCGAGCGCGCCGCCGCCGAACTCCAGATCCTTCAAGAGCTCGGTCAGCTTCTCGCCGTCCATCACCGCCATTGCGGACGTGGGATCTAGCGAGGCGAGGGCGGCCTTCTCCTCGGCCTCGGACAACTCGACGTAGCTCACAGGGACCGAAGTCACGCCGCGGCGGATCGCCGAGGCGATGCGCAGGTGCCCATCGATCATGTGGCCGCTGGTGCGGTTGATGATCACGTTTTGTATCCAGCCGATTTTGTCGAGCGAGTCCTCGACCGTGTCGCGCTGATTTTTCGGATGCACCCGCCAGTTGAGCGGGTTCTCGACGAGCGAGGCCGGATCCACTTCGGCGGTGGCCACGATTCGGTTGCGCCAGGTTGTGCTCATGTGCTTGTTACCTTCAATCGCTGGTAGGCCCAAATCATGAGCGGCAAGTCCCCCTCGGCCATCGCCCTCGCGGCCGCGTCGAGATCGCGACGGATCATCATGACGGCGAACGCGCCGTTCTCGCCGATAGCGAGGTAGGCTGGCAGCACTTCGTCGCGCACGCGCGCCATCTCTCGTGGTAGCGCATCACCGAGGGTGTCCGTCATTAGTTCAGCCTCTTTCGCCGCGCCGCGCGGACAGCGCTGCGAATCGAGCAGCAGTTGTGCGTGCGCTTGAAGCGGTTCAGCAACGTCGAGAAAGTGCGCAGGGAATTCTGCGGCGGGATGCAGACCTCCGCGCCGCACGCCTGGCATTCGAGCGTGACCGGCGTTATCGATTTCGGGCCCGGCGCGGCTCGGCTCACGTCTTCGGCTCCGCCGTGGCGTGCGGTCCGTAAAGGGTGATCGTCGCAAGGCGAACGGTCTGTTTGGCGATCTTTGCGTTCTCGAAGAAATGCCTGCCCACCTTTCGATAGAGCGTGATGTGGCCCAGGTCGTCATCGAGGACAGCGCCGGTGTCGCCGTTCACGAGTACATAGAACGGCCCCATGTTCCAATCCTTTTCTTCGAGAGCCGCGTAGCGATCCGGATCATTGGCCATACGGGTCATTCCAGCCTCGGCTCAACGACGCTCGGCAGCTGCGGCTGCAGCGGCGCGTGAAAGGTCTGCTGCTGGATCCAGAGCTTGCCGCCGTTGGCAATGAGAAATTCGATCTCCAATGGCTCGAGCTGCCAGCAGCTGGTCACGATGCCGTCGGCAGCGACGTGAACCGGCAACGGCTGGTACTCCGGCTGATCCCTCGCGAGCGTGAAGGTCATCTGCGGGAACTCGACCGGCGTCATGCGTTGAGCTTCGTCGACATGACCGCGCGCTCCACCGGGGTCAGCTCCCAGGCCGCGACCACGAGCCACGCGTCTTCGCCGAAGCGGCGCAGCAGGTAGGGATCAGTCGGGTACTGATTCCAGTCCGCTTCCCACAGCACATGGTATTTCTCGATCGCCTTGCGCGGCCGCAGATGCACCGGGATCAGCGGCACGTCGGCGATGCGAGGGGTGCGATAACTCGCGCCTGGCATCGGTATAGTGAAATTGCGATCTTTCGATGTGTAGTGACGGCGTGGAACGTAGAACGTCACCTGATTTTCGTAGAGCGAGCACTCAACTTTGCGCTGATCGGCCCGCATGATCGCGAGCTTGGGCAGCCCGGCTGTATCGAGGCCAGCGGCCGTGATCGAAGCCAGCGCACGGATGACGAGCTTGCCGGCCGCGATGCGTTTGTAGATCGCGGCGATCGCCTGATCGTCCTTCGTCATGCCAGCGCGGTGCTCCTGGTAACTCTGGTACAGATTGCGCGCGTGTACTTTGTCCATCTGCAGCTTTTCGACGTTCATTGCGAACCTCCTAGATCATCAGCCGAGAGTGAAGGGCGAGCACGCGCTGCGCACTGCGGGCAGTCACGCGGGTTTTGCGAAATTGGATCGCGGGCGATTTGTAGCCGAGCAAACGCGCCAGCGCTCGTTTGGTGTAGCCCTCGCGCAGCAATCGGCGAATCAATACCCAGGTGGGTTCGGCCGGAACGAAGCTATGGTCGGCGCGATGATCCGTTGTGACGGCGAGGATCTTGCGAGCGGTGCGCGCGCGGATCCGCAGGCGATCGCCGTGGGATCTCGAGGCGGCGAGCTCGCCGATGGGGCGCAGGCCTCGCGCGATCAGCTTCGGCATGAACGGGTCGCGGATCATAGACCGACGTGCTCACCGGCCGCCAGCCGATCCTGTATGTCTTTCGTGATTCGCATGGCGAACCGATCGAGCTCCCGGATGAGGTCCTCAGCCTCGTCCTCGATCGACCGATCAACGTCGGCCCATTCGCATGACACAACGCGCAGCCGTTCAATCGCGGCGGCGATATTTCTGCGCGATCGCGAGACCGCAAGGTTTGGGGTCCAGCGCTTCACGAGCGCACTTCCGCCATGATAGAGCGGTGGATCTCAACGTCGGACTCTTCCGGAAACAGGAGCGCGTTGAACATTCGGATGACGCACTCGCTGCAGATCCCGGCGCCGCGCGCGCGGTTGACCGAGATCCAGCTGCAGGGCTCTTCGCCGAATGCCAAACAGGCATTGTTGTCATCGCACCCGCAGCCGATGCAGCGCGCGACTGGTTCCGGGCGCGGCCGCTCGCGCGGCTTCTTGCGTGCTGCCCGTGTACTGACGTTTGCAGTACCGCGTATGGACTTGGCGCGGGCGCTCAAACTGCACCCGCTGAGTGCAGTTTGCGGAGGATTGCCGAGGCCTGGTTATACGTACAGCCGCAGCGCTTGCACATGAGCATGGCGGCGCCGAAGGCTTGCATTTCTTTGAAGCGGGATTGGTAGGGCGCCGAGGCCGTGGGAGCGCCTGGGATGGCCTTGGAGCGTTTGGGCGCTTTGGGCGGTAGAAGTGGGCGCCCTGGGGGGCGTTTGCGGCGCCTGGCTGGCTTGGGGCTCATTTTTGCCCCTTGCGGATCAGGGGTATATGAGCCGATTGCAGGCCCCCGCTACTCAGTGAAATACGACCCACTGAGCCGCCTACAGCGTGTAGGACCGCGTTGGCCTGGAAATGGACCTCCGCCACCAGGTGGAAGCCGCGCGCGTCCGGTAGCAACCGGATGCGCTGCCCGTAGATTGAGGCGAGCGCGGCGCGCGCCACGTCTGCGTCTTCTCCACGCAGATCGTCCCGCAACTTTTTGGCGTGCTCGCGGTACTCAGCCTCCAGCCCCCATGGACCCGACACCAGGGGCGCCCGTGCAGCACTGTGCGACTGTCGCACAATCGCCAACCGCTCAGCCTCCAGTTTTTGGTATATCGGCTCGGCCATGTCCGCGTCGAGGGCCTGGCTGGCCACAAGCGCCCGAACTTTCAGTATTTTTGAGTCTATGGCCGAGACGTCCGCGACCGGCTCGGGCGGCCGCTCTTTCAGCGCCCTACGGATCTTGATCACGGCCGCGTCTACGGCCGCATCCGACAGCAGGTCATTGAGCGCCGGTTCCATCAGCCGCTGCTCGCAGACATCGCGCGGCACCCGGATCGAATTGCTGCAGGCGTTCGGGCCGCCCTGGTGGAACGTCGAGCAGGTGTAGTACCGGGGCAGGCCGCTGCCATACCCTCTGCTATTCTTGCCGCCGCCCGAAATGATAAACCGGGCATCGCACCGACCGCAGACCAGCAATCCCGACAGCGGGTACTTGGTGCGCCCGCCGCCCTTCTTGCCGTAGCTCTGTTTGCGCCGGGTCATCAGCGCGTCGACCGTATCCCAGGTCTTGCGATCAACGAGCGCGAGCTCGGGCCGCTCGTCGATGATCCATTCGGATTCCGGGCGCTCGCGGCGCGTGCGCTTGCCGGTCTCGGGATCTTTGACCCACTGCGAGCGATTCCAGACCACGCGGCCCATGTACGTTTCGTTCTGCAGCATGTTGTTCAGCGCCGGCACGATCCAGCGGCCGTCGCCGCGGTTGGTGACGCGACCCTTCCAGTCGGCGCCGGGCGAGCGGACCTGGCGGCCGTTCAAATCACTCGCGATCGCCAACATGGTCTCGCCGGCGGCGATGCGCTCGAAAATTTCTTTGACGATCTTCGCCTGCTCGGGGATCACGACTTGCTTCGATGTGTAGCCGTAGGCCTTGGAGCCCGTTGGCTTGCCGGACTTGGCGAGCGTATCGAGCGCCAGGTGCACGCGCTCGCCGATGGCCAGGCGGTATTCGTCCGACATGATGCCGGACAGGCCTGCCTGCATGCGCGAGTGTCGCTGATCCGAGTCGAAGTGATCGAGCACGCCGACCACGCGGATTTTGCGAAACCGCATGCGCTCGAGGAATTTTGGAAGGTCGGCGCTATTGCGGGACAGGCGCGTCAGGTCCGCGATCAGGATGACGTCGAGCTCCCCCGCGAAGGCAGCCTTCTGCAGCGCGTTGACGCCCGGGCGATTGCCGAAGCTCGCGCCGGAGATCGCGAGGTCGGAAAATTCGTGGAGCACCTGCAGGCCGTTCTGCTTCGCGTAGTCCGCGCAGCACCGCCGCTGATCGTCGATCGAGGCCTCCGTCTGTTTGTCGGTTGAAAATCGTGCGTAGGTCGCTGCTCGTTTCATTTTTTCATCCCTGTTTTTAAAATTATGATGCCTGACTCGATTGGATGGCCGACGGTCAGCTCGATTCGTTCCCGCACCAAAGTTTCGTTCTCGTGGTTCACCTTGCGCAATGCCGATTGCAGAAAGCGGATGGCGACCGCTTGGATGCCGACGCCGAGTGCGAATACGGCGCCGGTTCCAATTGCGTAAGACTCCGCAGCTAACGATGCCAGCCGTGGCACAAAAGAGTTGGCTCGAAAAAAGAATAAGCTCGATGCGCTCGCCTTTGCTCACGGCGCTGCATCCAGCAGTGGCCCGCGGTTGTGTTCGCGCTCATGGCATTTCGGGCAGAATCTCTCGTCTGCGCCCGCGAATTTGAGGCCGCAAGTCGGGCAGGTATGGATGCTGACAGGCATGCAAGTTTCTTTCACTGATTTGGGTGGCACGGGGCCGATGCCGAACAGCTGCCAATCTTTGATTCCCTGTCCATTGAAAAAAGCGAGGATGCGCCGAGCGGCACTGGCGATCTCTTCGGGTATTTCGGGCGTCATGCTTTTGCTACGCGCTTGGTCAGTCGCGCCCTGGGCGGCTCGCTGCCCGTGGTTTGCTGAATGATCCCGCGCGAGAGTGACCCGCCGCCGACCTTGCGCAGATAGTCCGCGACGTGCTGCGGCAGCCGGATCATGAACCGCGCGCCAGGCGTGCCGGTAAGTGAGGGACGGCCACGGCCGCGCTTGATGGGTTTGCTGCCTGTCACTGCCTGCTCCGATTGTGAAACCGTGAGGCTTATTTTAGCACCTTAAATGCTGCGCCGCAATTGCGCTGCTTTTAATCAGATTGCGCACTCTTGCGCAGAAGTGCGGCTTCGCGCGCTCGGATCGTCGCAACCGTTTTTTTGACCACGAGATCGATCATGCTATCGAGCGCTTCGGGCGAGAAGTGCGGGCGGAATTCTGGCGCGATGCGTGCCGCGTACCATACGCATTTCGGATCCTCGCAGCCATTGCATGTGAGGCCTGAGCAGCGAGCCGCCGGCGGCCGGATAGGTGTGACTTTGCTCACAGGATCAGCCGCAGCGGAATCGCCTGCACGCCGACAGATGGCGGCACGCACTCCTGCAGCTCGGCCGCGAACTTCTTGGCGATATCTTCGGGCAACGGTTCTACGATCGACGGGCAGATCCGCGTGATGTAGCAATGCACCGGCGTTCCGTCTTCGGTCTGACCTTCCCAAATTCGCGCGGGCACCGCGACGCCGCGGCCCTGGATCTGGACCTCGAGCTGGACAATTTTGGTGGTCGATTCGACGTGGATCTTCATGCTTGTTTTTCTCCGCCGACCAGACTGTACGGGATATCCGGCTGCGCCGCGTCGCGGTTCGCGCGCAGCGCGGCCGAGCGCAGCGTGCGCAGGTGAATCAGGGACTCATGTTTTAAGGATTTCGTGATCGTCGGCGGCAGCGGCGCGTCGTCGAATTCCATGCAGCTGATCGCCGTGTCGAGCGCGAGCGCCATGCGCAGGCCTTCTTCCCGTGAGATCCTCACGAGCTCAACGCCCATGGCTTCACGGCCCCACCGGCAGGTATTTCAGAAACCTGGCGAGTTGCGCGTGCAGCGCATCGATGCACTCTGTGCCGCGGTGCTCAGCGATGTCTTGATCGCGCGCGGGTTTCTCGAGCATCGGCAAACCCGTCTCGACCGAGTGCATGATTTCCGCGCGCGTCGCGCGGCGCCCTTCGGCGTAGAACTCGACGCCACGAAAGCCCTCATCGCATGTCGGCTCGCCGAGGCGGATCAGCTGGCCGGCGTTGCCGGCGTAAGCTTTGAACACGTTGAACTCGCGCGTGGTCCAGAGGCACGTCACACCGGGATTGCGGTCAATCGGACAGCCCGCAGCATCCTTGACGGTTTCGGGAAGCTTTGCGGTCCGATACTTCGCCTGCGGCCGGGTCATGAACGGGCAGGCGATCGCGGCGAAGGTCGCGCACTCGTGGTGATTGCCGGGCTCCGATGTCGTGCGGGTGATGCCGCACATCGGGCCGATGACGAACGTGCGGCGCACGCCAACCGGCTCGCCGCACAGCCAGCAGTTGCCGAAGCGCACAGCCAGGCCCCACTTGCGCCGATCCATGACGCGAAAGTCCGGCACGCCGTTGATCCACTCGACGAACCAGGGCACCGGATATCCGCGCGCCTCAATGGGCAGCAGCTTCATGCGCGGCGGAATCTCGGGCAGGTCTTTGCGTGGCTCGCGCAGCTGCATCATGACCGGCTGTCCAAAGTTGGGTCGATGCGCGTCTCAACACCGGCCGCGTCGATGGTGAACACGACTTCGACGGTTGGGTCGCCTGCCTTCCACTCCGTGGCCACGCGACGCACGCTGAGCTCGCGGCCGTCGACGATCACCATGCGAGCCTGGCCGCGCGAGTTCATAACGATTTGGACTTGAGGCAGCATCATGTCGGCCATCCTTTCCCGTCTGCGATGCTTTGTCGAATGGTTGCGGTCTTGTCGGCCCTTTCCACCGGCGTCACGCGGTCGAGCAGGTAGCAGCCGGCGACGCCTCGAAGCCAGATTACCGCGGAGTGTCCCTCGAGCACTTCCGCTTTCGAGCGCGTGATCGTGCGCATGACCTGGCGATCATCCATCAGCAGATCGACCGAGCAGCCGACCGGATGTTGCGCGTTGAAGTCATCGCACTTTGCCTGTTGCAGCTTTCGGTTCTGGCCGAAATTTGCGCTCATGCCGCGACGCCAACTGGCGGTCATGACTTCCTCACAGGAACCGCGGCATGTTCGCGCCGGATCGGATTGAACTGCACCGTCTTGCCATCGGTGACGAGGAACCCGCTCGCGCCTTCCCGGCGCGGACCGCGCGAACGTAGTAGTGATCCGCCGGGTAGTACCGATCGACATAGCCATCGTGCAGGTTGACGAGCCACGCGCAGCCCGAGGGACTCTCTTCATCGACCGTGCTGGTCCACTCCCATGACGCGCCGCCGACGTCGAATTCTTCGTACAGCGCGGCCCCGAACTTGGAGTAGTCAACAATCGAGACACGCTCGTTGACAGTTGGCGCGCGCCAGTCGTCTTTGCCGAAGAGGCGGTGATTCGCGCAGGCCTTCAGCGCGTCCTTCCAAGGCACCGCGCCGCACTCCAACGGCTTGCGCGTCCAGGTCAGATTCGTCTCGGCGTCATAGACCGCAACCCAATCGGCCGCGTCGGTGACATTGCCGTGCAAATCAATCTTGGTGAATCGAGTGGTTTCGGCTGGGGCCAACGATTTGCTTGGCGTCCCCTCTGGCTTCAGAAACTTGTAGTAGCTCTCGGCCGCTGTGATGACGCTTGCGGCCTCTGTTTCCCTGCGCTCACTGCCAAGCGCCAACTCAAGGGCCTTGATTCGCAATACCTGATCGTCCTGCATTTCAATCTCCAAAATTCAAAATTACTGACTGAATTCGAGCTGCAGTACGAATTCCTCACCGGCGCCAGCCAGACCAGCTCCGACATTCGCGCGCTCCTTGGCCTTTTCATGGCTATGAAAGGGCAGGCCGACACCTTCCTTTTCAACGATCCGGAGTTCAACACCGTCTCATCGATGCCCTTCGCCTCCCCCGATGGCGTCACCGATCTCGCGTTGAATTTCTGCCCACCGTTTTGGGTCGTGTTTTTTGACCACTTCGCACATCGCTTGGTGGCGCTCTTCGAGGTCGGGTTTGAGCATGGCCTGCTGCATGTCGTAGACCCGCCGATTCAACTCGAAAAACCGTTTGATCCAGGCGAGCATTTTGTGGCAGCGCAAGGTGCGCATAATCCTCAGTATGTTAAACGGGAATCGACCGATCGGCGCGCCGCTTCGGCGATTTCAAAAAAATCAACTCAACATAAAATTCCGCTCTTTCGAGCCGACTGTCCGGTATCGGACACAGCCCCTCGGCGAGCTCGAACACTTACACGGGCTGCACCCCGCTTTCAACAACTAAATTTCGCGAAAGCTTTCGCGAAAAATTTCGCGAATCGTTTCGCGAAAACTGTTAACTAAGGAACGCGCGGCCGCGGGCGCGCGCGCGTCAGATCCGGATCTAAGATTTAAGATTTATGATTGAAATCCAACGCGCGGGCGCGGGCGCGCGGTTCATCTATTGCCAGAACGATTATAGGTGCTGTAAAGTCTGCGGCCGCGTCAGAAAAATAAGATCGCGGGCAAGGATCGCCGCCGAAGTGAGTCAGAAACGCCAGCTGCCGCCGGATCTGCCCCGATGGGAGCAATTCAAGAATCTGTCGCATGACGCGCGGTTGCTGTATCTGCTGCTGTACACGATCGCGGATGATGAAGGTCGGATCGTTGAGAATGTCGGCGATTTCGCCTACGAACTGTTCCCAGGCGAATCCGGTTTTGGTTTGAAGATCGAAGCATTATTGAGGGAGATCGAGCGCGAGAATTTAATCGGCCGCTATGATGTCAGGCGCGCTCACTACATCGTCATCACTGACTGGGATATCCAAAAAGTAGATCACCCGAAGCCATCGAGACTGCCCGAGCCGCCGGCGACGCGGGCGCTGTTTGTCGATGAGCTCGCCGTCGCTCGCGCTAAGCGCGACCACTAGGGATTGTGGATAAATTTGTGGAAACCCTGTGCAGAACATGAGGGTAGTTTGTGCATGACCTGATTTTCGCCGCCAGCCACGTGTTGGCCATGACGATGATCATCGGCAACGGCCGGGGCAGTCGGCTGATCGACGCGCGCGCCGCGCAGCGGCTGCAGGATGGCGCGCAGAATGTCGGTGAGGTTTTGCTGTGGACCGTTTACGGATCGCACGAGAAGTTCGTCGCGCGGCCGTGCATGACAACGCACGGCGTCTCGCCGATGCCGGTGCACCTGGAGGCCGCGACGCTCGAGCAGCTGCGAGCGCAGCTGCCGAAAGGCCTGACTAGTTGCGATCGCCTGGCCGACGATGATCCGGTGGTCGTCGAGACCTGGCAGTGAATATATTTAAATATACTCAGGTCGGCGGCCGCGGCCGCTTCGGTGTCGGTGGATTGTAGTCAGTCTCCCAACCGTTGCGCTGCACGTAGATCGCAGCCTTGATCCAGTCGCCTTCGAGCCGATCAACGCAGTCAAGCGCGGTGCCCCACCATTTGATGAGCTCCGGATCATCGAGCACGAGCGCCACCGCGCATTTCTCGCCGGTCGAGAGAACGCCGAAGCTCGGCGGATCCAGCTTGACCATGCGAATTTTTTCGCGGATTTGTTTGACCGCGGGCATGTAGGTCGGCGCGCTCATACCCACACTTCCATAATCTGCGGCTCGTCCTCTGGCTTGCGCTCGAGACGCACCAGGCCGCCGGGCAGCATGGTCCGCAGCGTGTTGATGTCGCGCGCCATCAGATGCATCGGGATCGGCCCTGACGTTTTCGGCCGAATCATGGTCGGCCGTGCGACGAACCAGTCGGGGAAATCCTTCGGGCTGAAATACACGGTCCAGATCAGCAGCTGACCCAATGACACCGCGGAGCAGTGGATCTGGTGCGCGTAGAGCGCGTCGATTTCGATACTTGACTTCATGCGTCACTCCCTGTGAATTTCGGATATTCCTTCCACTCGCGCCCATCGAGCAGCGAGCCGCCCTTGCCGTTCGGGTCGTGCTTCTCGATCCACTGGCTGATCGTGGTGCCCTTCGGCGTTTCCCAGGCCAGCGGATTATTCGCGTTCGTGCCCCACTGCTTGAAGAACAGCGGCACTTTCTGCGCGACGCATTGATCGCGGACCTCGCGCGCCCACGTCGCAAGCATCGGTCGCGCGCCAGGTCCTGACTCACCGCCCAGGATCACCCAGTGAATGCCGGTCAGGTCGATCGGGCCGACGGCATCGATCAACGGCTCGATCGACAGGAACCGGATTGTCGCCGGCACGTCTCGCAGCGTAACAATACGGTGCACGCAGTCCCATCGCTCCACGGTGGCGCCGATCCAGACATTATCGGGGAACGCTTTGAGGTTGCTCAAGAAAGCCGGCGGCCGCTTGAGGAACGGCAAGATATTTTCCGGCCGTTTGGTCAGCACCTGGTATTGGTGTCGCGTGGCGCGCATGACCTGCAGGGCCTCGATGCGCCAGTAGTCGTCGGCCGCTTCGTGAAAGAAGTCCGACATCGAGTTAACGAAAATCAGCGACGGCTTTTTGATCTTGAACGGCTTGCGCATCTGCGCCTCGCTCGATCGGTTGATCACGCCGGTCCAGACCGGCTTGCCGTTCGCGAGCTTCGCCACGCCGCGATAGCTCTCCATGCCGAATTCCTGCAGGCGCATCGCAGCGCGCATCGCATAGCAGTTGGTGCACCCGGCCGTGTGAATGGTGCAGCCCACAAATGGATTCCAGGTATGCTCTGTCCACTCGATCCCGGTGGATCGGTTCGATTCCTTCGATGTCATGATGTATATTCCCGTTCGTTCGTTTCATAGCTTAGAAGCCGCGCCCGGTAGATTCCCACCAGGCGCGGTTTTTTTATCACCCAGCCAATATTTAAGCTGCTTTCGGCGCCGCCAGCAATTTCCCCATCGCCGTGACGACATCCGCGATCCGCTGGTCGCGCAGGGCTATCCCGGCCGCAAGGGATTTCTTTTCCGACTCGCTCTTCGATTCTGCCATCTGCTTTTTCTGCCGGGTCTGCGTCGCCTTGAGTGCGGCCAGCGTGCCGCCCAGGCCCTTGCCGATCAGGGCCATGGTCTGCGCTGGCAGCTGCTCTGATCCGGAGCTCACCAGCGGCATGATGATGAACAACGCGCCAGGCTCGCCGAAGAAACTCACCACGACCGGCGCTTTTGGATCGTTGCCGGCAAACGGCGTCAAGCCTTTCGCGTCGAACACCTTGCCGACGGCGGCCGCCTGCTTCAGGAATTCGCCGTTATAGCTGGTGCTCGATAGCGGCTGTCGCTCGCCGCCGGCGAGCACCTGGCCCGCAGCCTCGATGGTTTTCTGGTACTCGGGAAACGGCGCGTCGATTCTGCGCAATCGAAACGTGGCCTGTTCCTCCGCATCGCGAATGATCGCGTAGCCGTGGCCACGCGCCCAACCGACCTGGCACGTGGTCGAGTCCTTGCTGCCCTCGAGTTTAGAGAACACACCGAGCGCCATCGCCAGGCCGTCGCGCGGCAGGATCAGACCGCAGTCAAGCCAGGTCGGCAGCTGCTCTTTCGTCGGCCATGAGTGCAGCAGCAGGGTGTGACCATTGGTCGCGACGCTGCGCAGGCTGCCATCGCCGATCGAGTGCAGGTACACGCCGAGCAACCCGGCGCGCGAATCCTTTTTCGGCGTGACCAGCAGGCAGGCCTGCAGGACGTCGAGGCGCACCGTCAACCAGGTGATGTCCTTCGGCGATTCCACCGAGGGCGGCTTGACCGGCGCGGGCAAGGCCTTCGGGATCGCGAGCTCGAGCATCGGCGGCTTGGTCGCGTTGAAGCGTGCGACCTGGGCAGCAGCTGCGGCAGCGTTCGCGGCGCTCGCCGCCTGCATCGCCTTGCCGTTCAAGGGCGGTTTGATCGGCGTGACTTTCGCCACGGGTTTTAGGGACGCGGGCTTGCGCGCGCGTCCTGGGAGTTTCGTTGTCATAGGTCACATCATTTTTTTCGATCGATGCGAAGTCCGCACCCCGCTGCACCCTCGATCGAGGGCGCAGCAGGCTGAGGGCTCAAGCCTTCTTGTAGACGTTCAGCGCGACGCTGACGTCGCCCACCTTGATCGCGCCGCGCGTGCTCGCGACGATGATCGTCTTGCCGGATCCGCTCGGCCCGAATTCCTTGCCGAGGTCTATCGTGATCGTGAGCATTTTGCCCACGACTTTTGTCGTGACGTTGTCCATGTCGATTCCCTTACTCGATGCGAAGTCCGCACCCGGAGGCACCCTCTTGCGAAGGCGCAACCGGGTCCAGACTTCAACCGAAGTCGATCGATGCATGCGGATCTTCGCTGCGCGTGCGCTCGCGCTCCTCGGGCCACAGATAGGCGCCCAACGTCTGATCATCGACACCCGATCGCCCTGTCCCAGGCAACGCGCCGTAGCCGGGAAACGCGTGGTCGGCGGCGCGCTCGATCATCGCGTGGACGACTTCACGCAGTGAGTTGTACCGCGTGACCTCCAGGCTCAGCGTCGCGGGCGTTGCTGCCTGCAGCGTGAGACATGCGAACTCTTTGAACTGGTTCTGCCAGGCCTGTACGAATTGCTGACGTGTTCTCGCTTCCATCGAAATTCTCCCTTTCCGGTTTGTTGCCACTCTCCAGAGCACCGCGCGATCGCGGCGCTCCAGGCAGGGGCATCAGGCCGCTTTCATGTTCGCGGTGATCGTCCGGATCGCCTCGCGCGCTTCCGACTTGACCGAGGCCGACTTGCTGGCCGCGATGACCTGGGTCTGGCGGGTGATGTGCGCCTTGTACGCGGCCATCGAGCGGGTTTTCGCCTGCGCTGCCGTCGGCGCCTTCGCGGACTTCGAGACGACTGCGGACTTCGAGACGGTCTTCGATGCTTTGGCTGATTTCTTCATGGTCGTAAACTCCTGGGTGATTTGAGAGGCGTTGTGCTTGTTCCGAGATTGAATAATAGCACCTTAAATGAGAAAAAGTGTGCTCAAATCAACTATTTAGCTGAATAAAGGTGCTTTAAACAGGGTATTGACTTGGGAGGGCGCGGGAACGCCCCTAGAATGCCGATTTGACGGGACGCCATTTTGAAGGGGATGACGTTGATACGAGAAAAACACCAGGCCGTGCAGGCCTGGCAGGTGCGCGAGGCTGTAAAGCAATTTCCAGGATCGAACGTGCGACGGCTCGCAGCCCTATCCATGATTCCGAAGGCGGTTTTCTTCCGAAGGCTGGTCGAGCTCGAGCGCTTAGGGCTAGTCGCGAAGGATGCTCACGGCGGATATCGTATGATCCCGACGCAGCCAGACGATTTTCCGGAGCTGGAGCAGTTGGAAACTCGACAATGCAATGGCACTTCGTCAATGCGATGACCTACGAGACCGCAACGCATCGCGTGCAGCGCGTGCATTCGCATCACGATTCCTACTGGCTCGCCGAGCGCAAAGCAACCGAGCACGAGCATGTCGAAAAGCTGAACGGTCATTTCCCCGATCAGCAGTCGGCCGAAGCTGCTTGCGAGCGCGATCAATACTCGCAGGTCACAGGCCGATGAACACGCCCGTCAACTCACCGCCGGATCCGGATCCCCCGATCGTGAACGAGACGCAGTGGCCGAACAAACCCTGTCATCCGCTCGCGATCCATGACAAATATCCGCCGATCGGCACGCCGCGGCCGAAGCCGCCGACGCCAAATGGCTAGCATCGATTTCGAGCTGCCGTGGCCGCCGAGCGTCAATCACGCCTGGCGACCAACGGCCGCCGGCGGCAAGATTTTGAGCGAGGACTATGCTCGCTTCAAAAAGGCCGTAGGCGATCGCGTGCTCGAAAAACGCATCAAGCGATTCTGGACGAAGGATCGTCTCGCGATCGCATTGAAGCTCAATCCGCCGAACAACCGCGACTACGACATCGATAATCGAGCCAAATGCTGCATCGATGCGATCGCGGCCGCGGGCGTTATCGAGAACGATAAATTCATCGATTTGCTGCTGATCGTGCGTGGCAAGTGGGATCCGCCGCAGGGCTGCGTCATGGTGCGAATCGAGGAAATGAGCCTGCCGAGTTTCAGCGCGCTCGGCGATTTTCGGGACTACTACTTCGCACGCGCATATGATGCGGGCGAACGCTCGATCTCGAACCTCACCTAAAAGGACACCAATCATGGGCAAACAGCAACTCGATTCCCTGACGGCGGCCGTTGCCGCGAACACCAGCGCAACGGAATCTGCGATCACCTTGATCGCCGGCTTGAAAGCGCAGCTCGACACCGCGATCGCCTCGAGCGCGAACGATGATGGCGCGGCGCTGCAATCGTTATCGGATTCATTGGGCACAGAGTCCACCAAGCTCGCCACGGCCGTCACCGCCAACACGCCCGCCGCCCAAGCCGCGTAAATGCCAAAGCCAACGCCAGCGAGAATCGATGTAGATAATGTTGATGAAGTGATTCTGCTGGCGTTGGCTGCGCTGTTCACAGCCGTCGCGATCGCGCGCGGCGCCGTGCATCCGCTGAATGAAGTCGCAAAAGGATGTGTGACGTGCGCCGATGAGCTGATCGATGCCGTCGTCGCTAAGCGCAAACCGTAATGCCGATGATGCCCAAGACGCATCGTGTGTTGGGCCAGCCGACACCGCAGTCGCGCGCGCGCGAGGACTACAGACGACGCGGCACGCGGCAGCAGCAAGGCTATACGGACGAGTGGCTCGCGCGCGCGGCGGACTATCGCAAGCGCAACCCGCTGTGTGTCATGTGCTTGAAGCGCGGCATCGTGCGGCCGTGTCAGTGCGTCGATCACATCATCCCGCACAAAGGCGATCCGGTTCTGTTCTGGGATGAGAACAACTGGCAGTCGCTGTGCAACCCCTGCCACAACGGACCGAAGCGGCGCGAGGAAGAAGCGGCCCGGCGTGCTCAACTCGAGGCTAGGGTGCCGACGGGTGGCACCAATCCCACGGGTAGGGGGGGATCGAACTGTAGGGCGCTGGTTGGCGAAGCGCGTCCTGAGGCGAATTTTTGCACTCGCGATTTGGGAACAGGGGGGGTCTCTCGAATTCCAGCTCGGGAGGGGTTCTAAATGGCGCCAGGTCGCAAACCAAAACCCAACTGGCTCAAAGTGATCACGGGAAATCCCGGCCATAGACCGATCAACGAGGCCGAGCCGATCCCCGAAGGCGACATCGTCGAGGCGCCGACCTGGTTCACCGACGCTCAAAAGTCAGAATGGGAAAAGGCGATCGCTGCGGCACCGCCGGGCCTGCTCAAGGAGCTGGATTCTTCCATGCTCATCGTGTGGGTCGTCGCTAAGGTGCAGCACGCCGAGGCCGCGCAACAGGTCGCGAAGTTCGGCGCGCTGATTCGTACGCCGGTCACCGGCGCGCCGATGCAGAGTCCCTACGTAGCGATCATGAACCGCCAGGCCGCGCTGATGATGCGCGCGGCGGCCGAAATGGGCTTCTCTCCGTCCTCGAGGTCTCGTGTCAGCACCGCCCAAAAGCGAAAAGGCAAGTCGCAAACCCCGTTCGACGACCTCAAGGATCTCCCGGTCTAGGGATTACATTCTCGAGGCGATCGTATTCGCGGAGGAAGCGATCGCCGATACGCGCGGGCAGAAGTTCGGCAAGCGCATGCGCCAGGCCGCTCGCCGCTTCATACGGGACCTAAAAGCGACGCAAAGGAAGCGTCCGCCGTTCCTGTGGAGCCCGAACCAGGCGATCAAGGCCTGCAGATTCATCGAACGGCTGCCGCACGTCGAAGGTACATGGGGCACCGAGACGATTACGCTCGAGCCGTGCGAGTGTTTTCTGGTCGTGCAACTTTTCGGCTTCCGCCGGCATGACGGCGCGCGCCGCTTCACGACGCTGCTCTATTGCGTCGCGCGAAAAAACGCCAAGTCGACGTTGGCCGCGGCGATCCTGCTGTACGTCTTTTGCATGGAGCCTGAGAACGGGCCGCAGGTGCTCTCCGCCGCGATGACCGGGCGCCAGGCGCGCATCGTCTTTCACATTGCGCAGCGCATGGTGCAGCAGAGCCCGGGCCTACAGAAATCATTCACGCTCGAAGCGTTTTCAAACTCGATAGTGCGCTACGAAGTGGGCGGATCGTTCCTCCCGATCAACTCGAAGGCCTCGACCCAGGACGGTTTGAACCCCTCCGCGCTGTGCTTCGATGAGCTGCACGCGCACAAGACGCGCGACCTGTTCGACGTGCTGCGCTCAGCCGTCGGCGCGCGCGCGGATCCGCTGTTCATGTACACCACGACAGAGGGCTACGAAACGCCCGGGCCGTGGCCGGAAATCCGCCGCTTCGCCTTCAATGTGCTCGATCAGGTGCTCGAGGCGGATCACATGCTGGTGATTTACTACGCGCTCGATGAAGACGATGACGATTTCGACGAGTCGAAGTGGATCAAGGCCAACCCGATGCTAGGCGTCTCCATCCAATTGAAAAAAATGCAGGAGTACGCGATCGAGGCCAAAGCGCAACCCGGCGCGCTCTCCGAATTTCAAATCAAGCGGTTGAATCGCCAGGCCGCGGCTGCGGAAGGCTGGGTTGACCTTCGCCGCTGGAAAAAATGCTCAGGTCCCGTGCCCTTGGACGAGCTCGTCGGTTCCCCTTGTTGGGGCGGCCTGGATCTTGCGAGTACTCGCGACATGAATGCGTGGCGATTGCTGTGGCTCAAAGACGATATCTACTACACCTGGGGCCGATTCTGGGTGCCGTCTCTCGCTGTGCAGCAGCGCACCGAGCGCCGATCGGTGCCGTATGCGTCGTGGGTCAACGCCGGACTCTTGACGCAGACCGAAGGCGACGCCGTGGACTACAGAATAATTCGCGAGTCGATCCTCGAGGACTGCGATCGTTTCAGCCCTACAAAAGTGGCGTTCGATCAGTGGAACGCGACGCAACTCGCGCTCGAATTGGCCGAGGCCGGCGTGCCGATGGAGAAGTTCATACAGGGTCCGCGCTCCTACAACCCGGCTATGCAGGCTTGCGAGATAGCGTATATTTCGGGCCGCTTGCGCCATGCCGGCAACCCGATCCTCCAATGGAACGCCGCCAACCTTGTACCGAGAACCGATGCAAACAAGAATTTGGCCCCCGATAAAAAGCGCAGTGCAGACAAGATCGACGGCATGGCAGCGCTGCTGATGGCCTTCGGCCTGGCAGTTTCGGAAGACATCGACGGCGATGCGTCCGGGTTCTTCGCCAAGCCGGTGACGGCATGAGCGCGGTCGCGCAACGACCGACCTTTCGGCAAAAGACCGCCGAATTCTTCAACAGCTTTTTCGATTATGGGTCTGGCTCGATCGCGCGCGGCTTCTACCCAGTCGCCGCCGGCGGCCAGGCCCGGCCGCCCATCAACGCCGCGAAGTCGCACGCGGGCACGATCGTCACGCCGAACACGGCGCTCGCCCTCTCAACCGTGTGGGGTTGCGTGTGGCTGATGGCCAATGCGGTGTCATCGCTGCCCTTCATCCTCAACAAGCGCTCGGGTGCGAACCTGACCTATGGCTCGCCGGCGTTCGACGTGCCGCTCTACACGGTGCTCAACAGCCAACCGAACCAGCAGATGTCGGCGGTCACGTTCTGGAAATTCTTGGTCGCCTCCGAGCAGCTGTGGGGCAACGGCTACGCGCTCAAGAGCTACAACTCTCAGAACCAGCTGATCGCCTTGGATCCGATCAGGCCCGAGTACATGGTGCCCTATCGGCAGCTGATCCCGAACACGGAGCCGAAGAAGTACGAGATCCGCTATCGCTACTACTCGCCGATCGAGAGCATCGATTTCTCGGCCGACCAGATTTTCCATTGGAAGGATCGGACCATGGATGGCCTGGTCGGCCTCTCGCGCATCGAGTACGCGCGCCATTCGATGGGCATCGCGCGCGCGGCGGAGGACTCGACCTCGGAGACTTTCAAGAACGGCCTGCGGTCGGGCGGCTTCATCCAGTCAGTGAAGTACTTGAACCAGAAAAATCGCGACGAGCTGAAGGACTCGCTCAAGCAATTTGTGACGGGCGGGCCGGACTCGGGCGGCATCATGGTCCTCGAAGGCGGCCTGGACTTCAAACCAATCACCATGAATCCGCAGGACGTGCAGCTGCTCATGTCGCGCCAGTTCTCGGTCGAGGACATCTGCCGCTGGTTCCAGGTGCCGCCGGTGCTCGTGGGCCACGCCGCCGCGGGCGTCACGGCCTGGGGCGCGGGTATCGAGCAGCTGCTCCTGGGCTGGTCGGCGCTGTCGCTTCGCTCCTACGTGCGCGGCATTGAGCAGGAAGTCTTACGCGCGTTGGTCGCGCCGAAGGATCGGCCGAGTCAGTACCTCACCGTCGACCTCGATGACCTGCTGGCCGCAGACTCGGCAGCGCGCTCGGCGCTGTACTCGAACTTCGCGCAGAACGGTGTGATGACGCGCAACGAGATCCGCTGCAAAGAGGATCTGCCGCCGATGCCGGGCGGCGACGTGCTGACCGTGCAGTCGAATCTGATCCCGATCGACAAGCTCGGCGTGCCGCCGCCGGCGCCGCCGTCACCCGTACACAATATTTTTATGCAACCCGGCGCGACGCCGCCAGCGCTGCCACCGCCGAAGGAACCGCCATGAAATTGAAGCACCGCCAGGTCCCATTCCAGTTCAAAGCCGTCAAAGACGACGGCACCTTCGAGGGCTACGCTTCGGTGTTCGGCAATGCGGATCTGGTCCGCGACGTCGTGATGCCGGGCGCGTTCGCTGACTCGCTCGCAGAGTGGAAAGCGCAAGACGCGATGCCGCCGGTGCTCTGGCAGCACGACGCGCGCAACCCGATCGGTTTCACGACCGATCTCGCGGAGGATGGCAAGGGCTTGCGCGTCGGTGGCCAGCTGCTCATCAAGGATGTGCAGCAGGCGCGCGAGGCCTTCGCGCTCGCCAAGGCGAAAGTGGTGCGCGGCCTGTCGATCGGCTATGACGCGACCGAGGAGGAGTACGACGGCAAGACCAACGTCAACAAGCTGATCAAGGTCAACCTGTACGAGTACAGCTTCGCCACCTTCCCGGCGAACATCGAGGCGAGCATCACGAGCGTCAAGTCGCTGCTCGCCGGCGGCGAGCTGCCGTCACTATCTGAATTTGAGGATTTCCTGCGCGAGGCAGGGAATTTTTCACGATCCCAAGCCAAGGCGATTGCCGGCCACGGTTTGGTGCGACTGCTAGAACAGCGTGATGCTGACAAGAGCAACCTCGACACGAAAGCCGTCGAGTCGGTCCTGGCACTGTTCAAAGAGCATCCCATCCAACTGTAGAGGAACCTTTTCCATGAACAATCCACTTATCAGGCGCGGCGTGCGACGAGTCATCACGCGCGGCGTCATCGACATGGCGACGTCCGCCATTCTGGTATCCGAGGGGTACTTGTACGAAGGGCCGATGGCCTATGCCGACGGCATCACCAGCAAGGCGCTCGAAGACGCGATCAAAGCGGCGCTGACAGAGCACGGCACCAAAGTCAAAGCGGTGATCGACGCCGTGCAGGAGAACGTCAAGCAGTACGGCACGGTGCAGGATGGCGTGAAGGAAGCGGTCGCCAAGCTCAACACCGACGGCGCGAAAATGATCGCCGACTTCCAGACGCTGAAAGCCGAGAAGGCCGCGAACGATGCGCGCCTCTTGGATCTCGAGCAGAAAATTCTGGCGCGAGGTCCGGGCGGCGGATCAGGAGGCCGGGCAAAGTCCCTAGGCCAGCAGGTGATCGAGTCGGAACAATGGCTGGAGTTTGCGAAAAAGTCGGGCTCGGTCAGATCCTCGATGGTGCCCTTCAAGGTCAAGAACATAACCACCGTCACCGGCGGCGCAGGCGCGTTCCCTGAGTTCCTGCCGACTCCGGTCATTCCGCCCTTCCAGCCGCTCACGATGCGCGACCTGCTGGATATCGGGACCACGCAATCGAACCTGATTGAGTGGGTGCAGGAATTGCTGTTCACCAATGCGGCGGCGCCGGTCTCTGAAGGCGCGCTCAAACCGCAGTCCGACATCCAGTACGTGCGCAAGCAGACGCCCGTGCAGACCATCGCGCACTGGATCAAGGCGACCAAACAGATCCTCTCTGACTTCGGTCAGTTGATGACGCTGATTAACGGACGCTTGACCTTTGGCCTCAAGCTGCAAGAGGAACAGGAGATACTCTACGGGGACGGTGTCGGCGATCATCTTCTCGGAATCGTGCCGCAGGCTACCCCCTACGTTGCGACCTATCACCGCGCGACCGACACCCGCATCGATGTGGTCCGCCACGCGATGCTGCAGGTGAACCTGGCCTTCTATCCGTGCACCGGCATCGTCATGAGTCCGACCGACTGGCACGGCGTCGAGATCGAGAAGGATACGCTCGGGCGCTACATGATCGGCAGCCCAACCGGCAACACGCCGGGGATGCTGTGGGGCTTGCCCGTGGTGCAGGCGTACTCGATGGCGCCGGGCGAATTTCTGGTCGGTGCCTTCAAGCTCGCGGCGACGCTGTTCGATCGAGAGGAAGCGCAGATCCTGGTGAGCAACGAAGATCAAGACAACTTCGTGCGCAACTTGGTGACAGTGCTGTCGGAGGAGCGGATCGCGCTCGCGGTGACTCGGCCGGCGGCGTTCGTGCATGGCTTCATCCCGGCGGGCGAGAGCACGCACTAGCCCTTTTGGTTCCACAGCAAAGTCCTGGGCCACCCGCGAGACAAGGCGGGCGCTCAGGCAGGTGAAAAAACATGCCACAGTGCAAAGCGCTCAGAACATTCCACAGCCAGCAATACGGCTACATCCGCGCGGGCACGCGCTTCTCCTCGGAGCCAAACTACGCGCACGATCTGGTGCGCAACGGCCTCATTCAAATCCTTGATCCGGGCGGGCCGTCACGCACGCAGGCCTTGCCCGGAGCGCCGTCCACAAAAAACGATCCCCCGGTGCTGCAGCCGGACCCGGACCTGCAGCCGGCGCCGCCGCCGCTCACGGAGGACCAGCCGGACGATGGCGCGGAGAAACAGTCTGCATTATCGCGAGTGGCCCGAGTCTTACAGAGGCCGACTGCGCCCACGTCGAAGGTAAATGCAAAACGATAGCGGTCAACACGAGCTTCCGGCGCGCGCTGTGGGCGGACGTACTCTATGCGTGTGACGAGACATGGTGGATGGCTTACTTCCCAGAGGTCGCGCGCAACTTCCACGGTGAGAAGTGGACCGTGAACGCGCGCGCCCGCGATCGGTTCGATTTGTTCTGGATCATGGGTCTCGACAATGGCGGTCTGTCGAAAGATCCGACCTGCATCCATCAGGGAAAAAATTCCGGCTACCAGGCGATGAGCCTGGCGCATCTGTTCGGCGTCGCGCGCATTCTGCTGTTAGGGTTTGACTTCTCGCAAGACGGCACGAAAACGCACTGGCACGGCGATCATCCGCGAGGTTTGGGCAACGGCGGCACGTATCCTGATTGGGTCCGCGCCATGCAGCCGCTCGCGGTGGATTTGAAGGCCGCCGGCGTCGAGGTCATCAACTGCAGCCGGCGCACCGCGATCGACTGCTTCCCACGCCGCGCGATCGAGGAGTGTTTGTGATCACGCACGAGATAACAAACAGGGATCTGGAGACGCTGACCATCGAAGTGCGCCTCTCGCGCGTGTTCATTTTTCGCGTCTGGCTCGGCACGCAGCTGCTGAAGCTCTCGATGTGGGTGATCGGCGGGCACGCCGAAGTGCTGCCGCGCGAGGATTGAATGCAAATCCCTACCTACTGCATCGCCCATCGTGATCCGCGGATCTCGGCGCACCTCTACGACGCGATCATCAGCACGCCGCCGCGCGAGGATTACCAGACGCTGGTCTCGGTCGTTGCGCATCCGGTGCTTGCGCAGCTTGCGCCGCAGACAGGTCTCGTGAACGTGTGCGGCTATCGCAAGATCGTCACCCGCAGGCCGGCAGCGCCGCATCAGCGAATCAGCACCGCACAGTGCGCGCAGCTTAAGCGCGAGCAGACCGAGCCGCATGAGGGCTCCGACTTTCTTCTCTGCTTGCACGATTTTTTCAGCGTCGGTCGCAGGCACAAGAGCATCAGGGAGCAGTGGGACAGCTGCCATCACGGCCAAGATTTGCGCGACTGCTTGAACCTGGCCGTGCAGATGCGAGTGATGTCGGAGCGCGAGCGGCGCGCGCTCGAGGCGGAGCCGGCGCTGATCGAGGGAGGCTGCGCGATGGGCGTATATCCGGGCGAGGTGCTGCGGCAGATCATCAACGCGGTCTTTCCGCTCTATCAGGAGTTCGCCAAGCGCTACAGCTTCAGGTTCTTGAAATACGATTCGAGGCAGCGGCGCTGCATCGCGTTTCTAGCGGAGCGCATCGAGACCCACTTCATCCTGCGGGAACTTAGGCAGCGCTACTCGAAAATCCCAACCACCGAAGTATTCGGCTGTCTCACCTCGTCGTGGGACGGACCTTGGGAAGCCGGGACGATATGAAACCGGGAATCACAGCGATCACCTGTACCGGCGATCGGCCAATGCCATTCGGCCTGTGCGTCAGATATATGGCGCGGCAAACGCGCAGGCCGGATCAGTGGGTCATCGTCGACGATGGCAAGGTGCCGCTGCAGATTGAGCGAGAGCAGCTGCAACTCTGTTGCGGGATCGGCGACGTCCAGATCGTGCGCAGGCAGCCGCAGCGAAGCGATCCGCCCCACACCCTGCCGCTCAATCTGCTTGTAGGCCTTGAACGTGTGTCGAACGCGAGCGTGGCCTTCGTCGAGGACGACGACTGGTACAGCACTTGGCACATCGAAGTGATCGAGGACGAGTTGAGGACGCACACGATGTTCGGGTTTCAGGGCATCGTCTACTACCACGTCGGCAAGCGCTGTCACCGCGCGATGGGCGGCGACTCGCCGCACAGCTCTCTGTGTCAAACCGGGATCACGGCCGACGTGTTTCCGCTCCTGAAAAGGATCTGCGCGTCGATCGCCTCGGGCTCTGTGGACCTGCTGCTCTGGCGCGCGTACGAGGGCGATAAAAAGCTCTGGAAGGACATCGGCACGGTCGTCGGGATCAAAGGCCTGCCGGGCAGACAGGGCACGACAATGGGGTGGAGAAACCACACGGACTACACGCCGGACCCGACCATGGCGTTCCTAGAGGAGCTGATCGGCCCTGACGTTGAAAACTACCGTTCCAGAAGTAGCCAGGCAATTGTTCCACGGGCAACAGGGGGTGCGAGATAACCCCATGATCACACTCAGAAAGACACGAATATACATAGATGTTCCACGGTTCCCGGAATCGGCCGGGCGCGTATAAGGAGCGGCCATGTCCAGCCCACCGCCAATGACCTTCATCACCCTCCAAAACGCCAAGGATCAGCTGTCGATCGATGCGGGCCTGACCTTGCACGACGATCGCATCACGGATCTGATCGGCGCGGCGATCGACTGGGCGGAGAATTTTTGCGGCCGCTCCTTGGGCCAGCTGCTGCCGCTGTCGACCCCGAGCGATGGGGCCGCGACGGCGCTGCCGGAACCCGTCGACTCGCCGTTTTTTAATTCGCCGACCGAGAACATGGACGTCGGCGTCGAGGGCTTCAGCGACTGGCAGTATTGGGACGAGCGGACCTGGGCGAGCTACTACAGAAATAATCCGCTGCTGCAGAACAACGCGGCGACGCTGCGTCGGGATATCAAGCAGGCGATCCTGATGCGCGTCGAGCTGCTGTTCGATCGCAACGTCGATAATTGGGAGTTGCTCGACAAGACCAGCACCGACATGCTGTTCCCGTATCGCATCGGCATGGGCGTATGAGCTGCCGCCTCTGCGGCAAAGTTCGCGCACTTCTGCCGGAAGTGATCCGCAGGCGTCTCGCGCCGCGATCTGACACCATTGACACCACTGACACCACCACGACGCCAGCCCTGGCGGCCGAGACGGCCGCACCCTCGCCACGACCATTGCCGACACTTCCGTCGGGTGGCGAGGGGGGACGGTGAAGCGTCGCGAGATCAGGCCGACGCAATCGGGCGAGCTGCGCCATTTCTGCAACATCGAGAGGCGCGTGCCGGGCACGGACTCGACCGGCGCGCCCTCGGTCACGTATGTCCTGTGGGCGGAAAATGTCCGCTTCGCGATCGATGATTGGAAGCCGTACGAGAACCAGCTGGCGCAGGCTGTGGAGCGCTCCGTCATCACGCGCATCCGGATCCGCTACCGCGAAGGCATGTCGGGCGCCGGCCCGAATCAATTCCGCCTGGTCTACTGCACGAATCCGGGTGAGTCACCGGCGCGGGTCGAGTACTACGATGTTTTGGGCGCGGTGCGCGACATCAATTTGCGCGTCGAGCTGCAGCTGACATGTTCACTGCGCGATGCTGCGGGCTACCGCGTCGGTGCAACGCCGTGACCACGCGCTCAACACTCGAAGGCGTCGCCGCGCTCACCAAGCAGTTGAACGAGCTCTCGTCGCTCGAGGAAGGCCGCGCGCTGAAAAATGCGTGCCGCGCAGGAATGAAACCCGCGCTTGCCCAGGCGCGGATGACGGCGCCGGTCGGCTCCGAGCCGCATCGACTGAAGAATGGCCTCTTGGTCGCGCCGGGCTATTCGCGCGGGACGGTGCGCGTCATCACGACTATCAATTCCGCGAAAAATATCGCGAGCGCGATCATGAGCACGCGCGCGCTGGCGTTTTACGAGGCGGTGTTTGTCGAGCTCGGGACGTGGAAGATGGGCGCTGATCCGTGGCTTCGGCGCTCGCTTCTGGATACGCGCGCCGCCGGCGAGGCGGCTTTCAGAGATTCAATCGGGCGCGCTGTGCTGCGCGCGGCGGCGAAGAAATAGTCAAAAGGAGTTTTTATGTTGCAATACAGTCAGCCAGTGCTCAACGCGAAGCTGGACGCGATCGAAGCGACGATCGGCGTGTCCGCGCTGCTCAAATTCTACTCGGGCGCGATGCCGGCGAATTGCGCGGCAGCAGCGACGGGCGTGCTCTTGGGTTCGACCGCGCTGCCAGCCGACTGGCTAGCGGCCGCGGGGTGTCAAGTCCAAGCTAGGCGCGTGGACCGGAGCGTTCATCGCGGCAGGGAACGTCGGCTACTTTCGCATCACCGACTCGACGGGCGCGACCACGGGAATGCAAGGCACGGCGACGGCGACGGGCGGGGGCGGTGATATGACGCTCGATAACGACTCTGCGGCAAACGCCCAGGTGTGGAACGTCACAGGGTTCGCTCTCACGTCGGCGAACGCCTAGGGCCAATTCGCGGTGGACCCAGTAACACTCCTGCACTTCGACGGCTCGTGGACCGACACCGGCGCGGCGCCATCGATCTGGACGCCAGAAAATGCGGCGGCGCTCAGCGCGACGGCGCCGAAATTCGGCAGCGGATGCGCGGATTTTTCGTCCTTCGGCAGCCAGCTAACCACTCCGTTCGCGGCTGGCGGCCCGCTCGATTTGCACTTCACCAGTTGGACCTTCCAATCTTGGGTCAGACGTAACTCAGGAAATCACTTTCCAAGCTGCAACTTATTCTCGGACGGTGGCCCATCCACTTCCGAAAATATTGATATCTACCTACAGCAGTTCGGCGCATTGGAGATCGATGCATTTGGGGCCGGTAAAGCTACGACTAATTTTGTTCCATGTGGCGGCAACCCAGTCCCGTTTGATGGAGCGTGGCACCACGTCGCGGTCCAAGTGGATGCCGTCAACCATCTCATCCAGGGATGGATCGATGGCACAAGTTTCGGTGTTCCTCCAGGCGTCTTTGCGCCGTTCACCGTCGCTGCCAACGGCACTTTTATTTATCTCGGCGGCTACCCACGCTTCGACAACGGTCATCAACTTGATGGTCAGGCAGACGAGATTTGCATCACGCGAGGCCTCGTCTATCCGATGGGCGCGGATTTCGCGCCGCCGGCGGCGCCATTTACACTCACGCCGGCCATTGCCGTCAGCGCGAACATCACCGAGGGCGCGGACTTTCTAGCGGCGACGACGGCGCTTGCGATCGCGCCGACAGTCGCAGTCACAGAGCAGCCAGACACCCTCGCAGCGACGGCGGCGCTCGCGGTTGCGATGAGGGTCGCGGTGACCGAGGGGCCGGACACCGTCGCAGCTACCGAGGCGCAGCCGCCGGCGCCGCCGCTGCTCGAGAAGGATCTGCGCAATTTCTTGCTCGCGGCGCCGTCGATCCAGGCGCTGGTCGGCAGCCGCGTCTACGGGATACTGCGCGAGCCAGGAGCCGCGCTGCCGGCGGTGATGATCCAGCGCAGCCACACGGCGCGGCAGGAATTATTCTGCGGCGTCTCAGGCCTGGCCGATGCCTCGATGCAGATCGACAGCTACGCGATCAACGGCGAGCAGGTGTGGGCTCTCGCCAAAGCGCTGCGGCTGCTGTTCAAAAACTTAAAGAAGGTGCGGATGGGCGCGACGCTCGTCGACAAGATGTTTCTCGCCAACGAATTTCCGATGGTCGATCCCGATCCTGGGATCTTGCGAGTAGTTCAGCTCTATAACGTTTGGTATCTGGAGGATTGAACATGATCGAAGATGCACAGCCCTTTGTCGGGCAAATTTTCCTCGCGGTCGGCAACGGTGCCAGCCCTGAGGTGTTCACGCGCTACTGCGAGGTCGACACGATGTCAGGCATCGGTGCGGCGAACGCGCTGATCGATGTCACCACGTTCTGCAGCGGGGGCAGCAAGGAATATATCGGCGGGCTCTCCGACGGCAAGCAGATGACGTTCGGCGCGAACTACGCCATGAACGAGCCGATCCAGGAAGACCTGATCGCGGACGTCGAGGCGAAGCGCAAGCGCAATTTCGAGGTCCAAGTCGACGGCGAGTCGCCGATGCGAGTGTTCCGCATGACGCTCGCCATGCTCGATTGGGAAATCGACCCACAGGTCGCGAAGCAAAACGTCATCAAGTTCATCGGCAAGATCACCGGCAAGATCGTGCGGTCATGAGCGAGCTGCTGACCAATGCGATCACCGTGCGCGGGGTGACGTATACGGTGAAGGAGATCAGCGGGCGGCACATGCGCGAGATCCGCAAGCGCCTGAAGGACGCGCCGGAAACGGTGGAGGCCTACATGGCCTGGGCGTTTGCGGTGGAGCCGAAGTTCGCCTCAGAGCAAGCGGCGGCAGACGAGCCGCACGCGATCTTGAAGGCGATCAGCGAGGAGGCCTTCCGCTTGTCGGCGGCGAAAGACGGTGACGAGCCAAAAAACGCCTGACGCCCGAGCAGATGTTCGAGCACCGGCTCGCGGCACTGCTCGGGCGCTCGCTCGGAGAGCTTGACGAACTGCCGGCGCGCGAGCTCGAGCGCTGGGCGACCTACTGGAACGAGGAACCGTGGGGCGTGTACCGCGACAACATGCACGCAGCGCTGATCATCACCGAGCTGCTGAAGCCGCATCTGAAAGAGGGCACGACGTTGAACATGGACAAATTCATGCTTAAGCCGAAGGCGGACCTCGACGATGCGGCGCGCGCCAAATTCCTCGTGCAGCTCAATTCGATGGCAGGTGAGCAACCGCGCAGAACGCGCGCCAAGAGGACGCGACCATGACTGACTTAGCCGCACTCGTCGTCCGGATGCAGGCGGATAATTCCGAGTACATCAAGGGGCTCGAGCAGGCGACATCGCGGCTCTCGAAATTCTCCAAGGACCAGGACGATCTGCTCAAGGGCATGGGCGAGAAGTTGGTGGAGGCCTTCACGGTCGCGGCCATCGTGGAATTCACCAAGTCAGCCGTCGAGGGCGCAGCAGGGATGGAGCGCATGAGCGAATCGACCGGCATCGCCGTCGAAGCGCTGTCGAGCTTGCGCCTCGCCGCGGCTGCCTCCGGACTCGACGCCGATGGTCTCGGCACGACCTTGAAAAAACTGAACGTGAATATCGCTGAGGCTGCAGGCGCGGCCGACAGCAAGGCGGGCGTCGCCTTTCGCGCGCTCGGGATCTCGGTCACAGATACGAATGGCCAGGTCAAAGACGCGGGCACGATCATGGGCGAGCTCGCGGATAAATTCTCAGGGATGGCGGATGGCCCGAACAAAGTAGCCTTCGCCATCGCGCTGCTCGGCAAGCAGGGCCAGGCGATGATACCGGTGTTGAACGAGGGCTCTGCAGGGCTCGCGGAATTCAAGGCGCAGGCGGAAGCCGCCGGCATTGTGATGTCATCAGACTTGGCGGCGGCGGCGGAGAAGTTCTCGCAGAAAGCGGGCGTCATGAAGGCGATCCTCGTCGACGGCCTGGGTCAACAGCTGGTCGCGCAACTGCTGCCGGCGTTCAACTCATTGATCGAAAGCTGGAGCAGCGGTGGAAACGCGGGCGAGAAGCTGAAGGTCATCGCTGAGGAAATCGCCACCCTTTTCAAGATTGTAGCGACAGTGGTCATCGATGTTGTCGCGACGTTCCAAAGACTGGGCAATGCAATCGGCGCGGTGTCGGCTGCCGCCGTGGCGGCCGCGCATGGGCATTTCTCGGAGGCACACGAGATTTGGAAAGAGGGCGCGGCAGACAACGTCGCGAACCAAGCGGCGGCGGCGCAGGCCATCACCGATCTGTGGGAAGCAGGCGGGGCCAATTCCCTCGAGGCGATAACGGTCACGGCGAAGAAGATCGGGGAGCAGGGCGCGAATCTCGCGAAGGCAATGGCCTCAAACGCTGCCGACACCAAGCTCGAGCAGTTCTCCAAAGGTATCGAGGCGCAGTCTGCGGCCTTCGGCTTAGGCGGCGCTGCGCTGGTCGCGTACAAGCTGCAGGTCGGTGATCTCGCGAAGGAACTTGGCCTCGCCGGCGACGCTGGCAAGAAGGCGGCGAACGATGCGATCGCGTACGCGACGGCGCTGCAGACCAAAAAAGACGACAAGACCATCGCGGACGTCACGGCCAAGATCGTCGAGCAGATCACCGTGCTCAACATGGGAACTCTCGCGAGCGAAGCCTACAAGCTCACCACGGGCGCGACCGGCGAGGCCTTGAAGCGGTTGGGTCCGGCGGGAGATTCCGCGCGCGCCGCGATCCTCGAGCTGACCAAGGTGCAGATCGAGGCGAAGAACGTCAACGCCATCCAGAAGCTGGACGACGATGCGCAAAAACTCTCAGGCCACCTGGTCGACGCAGCGACACATGCCTACGATTTACAAAACAAGGCGCTCAAGACGGACCTCGAGAGTACCGACAACACCGCAGGCCTCGCGAAGCTCGACGTCGAGCGCGAGCACATCATCAACGTCGCCAAGATCAACGAACTGAATCTGAAGGCGACCCAGATCAATACGGATCTCGCCGTAACCGAATCGAAGATCAACCTCGCGCGCACGCAAGGGCAGATCAGCGACTTGACCGCGCAGGGGCTTGAGTCCACCGCGCGCACCGATGCCCTCACGCAGCTGCAGGCGATCTATGTATCCGAGCAAAATATCGCCGCGGCCGCGAACGATCCGGCGCTCGTCGACGGAGTGAAGAAATTCGGCACGGCCATCAACGCACTCCAAGCGCAGACTACGCAGTTCGAAAATTCGGTGCGCTCGGGGATGGAGTCGGCATTCGCGAACAACTTCGAGAAGCTGATCACGGGAGCCGAGTCCTTCCGCAAGGCCGTGACCGGCATGCTGCAGGACATCGAGAAGCAGTTCGCCGACCTCATCGCGAAGAATTTTGCGCAGAATTTATTTGGCACTGGCGGGCCAGCTGGCGGTGTTCCGGGCGCGTTTGCGGGACTGTTCTCAGGCTCAAGCGGCAACACCGCCAGCCTCAGTAACTTCGGCAGTTTTTTTTCAAAGATGTTCGGCGGCGGCACGGGTGGCGGGACAGCAGCGTCGCCAGCGGTGGGCGTTGGCGAGGATGCGACCTCGACGCTCTCAGGTCTTGGCTTCGCCGGCGGCGGCACGATCCCGGCGGGCAAGGTCGGCCTGGTCGGCGAGGATGGACCTGAGCTCGCATACTCGGGCGCGGCGAACATGAACATCGTTCCGATGGGCAGCGGCAAGGCGCCGGTCAACGTGACGAACCATTTCATCATCCAGGCGCCGGGCGGCACGATCTCGAGACAGTCGCAGGCGCAGACGGCGGCCGCGGCCGGGCGCAGCATCGGCAATGCGAACCAGAGGAGCGGTGGTTGATGAGCACGATCGTCCCTGATCTCGCCGAGGTGTTTCCGACGTGCCCGACCTTCGGCTTCGTCGCGGAGCCAAACTACCTGGTGAAAATAACGGCGCGCGAGGGCGGCTACGAACGCAGGCAGCGCATGTGGGCGCGCCCGCTCTCGAAATACACGGGCGTGCCGACGGGCGACCAGCCGCAGAACGATATCGAGGATCTCTTAGACTTCTGGCACGCGATGGGCGGCATGTCGTCAGGCTTTCGCTTCAAGGATTGGATCGACTACAAATCGTGCCGATTGGGAGAGACGCCCACAGCGCTCGATCAGCCGATCGCGGCGTCTGGCGACTCGCCGCCGAGCTTTCGCCTGATCAAGGAGTACCCGACCAAAAGCGGCCGCACCGTCCAGCAGCGCGAGATCGCGCGGCCGGTCGGCTCGACGATACTGATTGCCAACGCCGCCGGCGCGGTGCAGTCAGATTGGACGCTCGATGAATCGACGGGCCTCTTGACGCCGGGCGGCACGTTCTCAGGCGTGCCCACGCGCTGGGGCGGCGAGTTCGATGTGTGGTGCCGATTCGATGCGATCTTCAATCCGTCCATCAGCGATTTCCAGGTGATCAACGTGACAGTGCAGCTAGCCGAGATCCGGGTGCCACTCGCTTGAAAACCATCCCGCCGCTGCTGCTCGCGGATCTTCGCCAGGACCTCACCTGCATGGCGTTTCTGTGGTCGATCGAGATGTCGAACGGGAAAATGATTCGCGGCACCGAGCACGATCTCGACGTCACCTTGGGCAACTCGATCAACAGCCCGCCGGACTCACCCATCGACAAGTACGCGGGCACCTACTACGCGATCGCCAATGTCACCGCGAGCGATATCGCCTCGACGAGTGATCTGTCGGTGGATAATTTGGAAGTAACCGGCGCGATGGCGCAGGCGCCCTACACCACGATCACTGATGTGACGGTGGCGGAGATCGAAGCGGGCCTGCTCGACATGGCGGAAGTCACGGTGCTGATCTGCAACTGGCAGGAGCCGAGCCACGGCTATTTCGCGATCAAGACCGGAAACTTAGGCGATATCAGCCACGACAGCGACGGTAAGTATGTAACTGAGGTGCGCGGCCTCACGCAGCAGCTGTCGCAAATTATCATTCGCACCTTCTCAGCGACCTGCAACGCGGCGGCGTTCGGCGATCATCGCTGCCGATTCAATGTGGCGGCGATCACCATCACCGGGACGGTGGTGCTGGAAACGAACCGCCAGGCGTTCTCGGTCGCGCTCACCCAGGCGAGCCCGCGGCCGCCGTTCTCTTACGTCGGCGGCACGCTCACCTTCACCGATGGCGCGAACCAGGGGTACTCGCGCGAGGTGAAGGTCGATCCGAATTTCAACGAGGGCGTGATTGAGTTTTGGGACCAATTCCCAGAGGACGTGGCGCCGGGCGACGCCTTCACGTTGAGCCCTGGCTGCGATCGCAAGTCGCTGACCTGCATCGTGATCTATGACAACTTCGAGCATTGGCGCGGCTATGGGATTTTCATTCCGGGCCTGCTCGAGCTGCTGTCGGGCCCGGCCACGGCGGCGGAACTGTGATCACGCGCGAGCAGCTGATCGCCCAGGCGCGCCAGTGGGTCGGCGTCAAGTTTCTGCATCAGGGGCGATCGCGCGATGGCGCAGATTGCTTAGGCTTCATCTCAGCGATGCTCTCCGAGCTCGGTGACGGTGTTTTTTTAAACAACCTGCCGCAGAACTATGGGCGATCGCCGCAGGCGATACTGCTCGAGAGCTTGACCAGGCTCACCCACAAGATCCCGCTGCAGCCGGCCGCGCTCGTGCTGATCCAATGGCCGATGACGCCCTATCCTTCGCACGCGGGAATTTTCACCGGCAGCAATCTGATCCACTGCACGCAGGAGAATCTTAAGGTGGTCGAGCACGGCTACCGCGCGCCCTGGCCGAAGCGCACGGCGAGCGTGTGGGCGCTGCCGGGGGTGACGTATGAGTAACGCGGGCCAGGCCGTTCTCGATGTCATCGGCCTCGC